CAGGTTGAAGTTAAAGAAGAGTATGCTGATTTCTTTGGAGAAATGGCAGTTAAGTCAATAGTAGAGTCAGGCAAACATTTTAATTTACGATGTCCTCTGGATGGAGAGTACAAAGTAGGAGGTAATTGGAGTGAAACCCACTAAGAAAGATAGAAAAAAGTTTGATATAGATTTAGAGTATGGTCAAATTAGAGAAGACAAAATAGCAGACATGTTTTCAAAAGCTAAAATAGAAGTTAAATCTGAAAGAGGCATGTGGATGAAAACCGGAAACATATGTATAGAATATGAATCTTATGGTAAGCCATCAGGAATACAAACAACAGAATCAGATTATTGGTTTCATAATCTTTGTATAGGAGATGAAATATTTTGCACATTTATATTTGATGTACCTAAATTGAAAAAACTAATAGATAAATTAGATTTCAAAAAATCTGTAAGTGGTGGCGACCATAATGCAAGTAGGATGTGGCTAGTTAATATACAAAAACTTTTTACATCTGATGTGTTTAAAACTTTTAAAGAGCTAAAAAATGACTAAAGATACAAAAGATAATTACAATAAATTTACATCTGAGTCAGGTCATTGGTACACACAAGATGGAGAACCTATGTACACAATAATAGGTGCTAATGGTAAGGAAAGAAATACAACTTTAAGAGATGCTAAAAGTTTAGGTTTAGTTCCCTCTGTTACAACTATCATGGGCATGGTGGCTAAACCTGCATTAGAAAATTGGAAAATTACTCAAGCTATTAAATCTGCTATGATTTTAGATATGGAGGAGTCTGAATCAATAGATTCATATATTTACAGATGTAAAGCAGAAGCAAAACAAATAAGCTCTAAAGCTGCAAAAGAAGGAACTAAAATACATGCTCAAATTGAAAAAGGTTTTGTTGGTAAAACAAAAACTAAAACTTATAAGATAATACAAAAATGGTTAGATGAAAATTTTCCTAATGAAAAATGGATAGCTGAAGATTCTTTTTGTTCTGATAAGGGCTATGGTGGTAAGATTGATTTGTATTCTAAGTCTGGTATATTTGTAGACTTTAAAACTAAAAATAATTTAGATGGTAAAGAACCAAATAAATTAGTGTTTGATGAACATGGTATGCAACTATCAGCATATGCACAAGGTTGTAATATAGATAAACCTGAGAGAGTTTCTATCTTTGTAGACAGAGAAGATACAAATATTATTTTATTTTATATATGGGATAAAGAATCACATTACAAACATATTGAAATGTTTAATAGTATGTTAAGATATTGGCAGTTGGTAAATAATTATGAATGGTAAAAAAGCTAAAAATTTAAGAAGAAAAAGTAAAGAGTTACTTATTGAATGGTTAAAAACTATGGTTCCTGATGGAGAAGATACAAATAAAATTACTATAAAAAATCTTAATCAGTTTTTACCAGAGCAAACACATATATATGCTAATAATAAACTTATGTTAAGTGCATATTCGCTAAGATGGTTTTATAAAAAAGTAAAGAAAAATCCAAACATAACATTACAAGAAATATTGGGAGATATAAATGTATAAATTTAATGAAGATAAATTACTAGAAGAGTTAAGTAAATATATTTATGATACATATGGGCAACATTATTCTACCGACAGATACCAAGCAACTGATGTTATAATAGATTCTGGACATGGAGAGGGATTTTGTATTGGTAATATTATGAAGTATGCTAAAAGATATGGAAATAAAGCAGGAAAAAACAGAAAAGACTTGCTAAAAATATTACATTATGGTATAATAATGTTATACATTCACGATGTAGAAAAATTATTTTTATTAGGAGAAGATAAAGACAAATATTTAAATTAAAATTATGGATAAAGTTGGAAGAAAAGAATACTTAGGTATTACAATAGATTATAACAGAGAGTCTAAACTAGATAAGTTTAGTTTAGATACATTGAGAGATAGATATTTTTGGAAGGAGGAAACACATGCTCAAGAAGCTTTGGCAAGGGCTGCAGTATTTGCAGCAACATATAAAAATAACACCGATTTTGAATTGGCTCAACGATTGTATGACTACAGTTCCTTACATTGGTTCATGTTTAGCACTCCTATCCTTAGTAATGGGGGAACGAGTCGTGGTTTACCTATCAGCTGCTTTCTTAATTATGTACCTGACAGTAGGGTTGGTTTGTCTGCTCATTATGATGAGAACATATGGTTGGCAAGTGCAGGTGGAGGCATCGGTGGATATTGGGGGGATTTGCGTAGCAATGGGGTATCTACTTCTAATGGCAGTAAGTCTACTGGTTGCATACCATTCATGCATGTAGTTGATTCGCAAATGTTAGCCTTTAACCAAGGTGTTACAAGAAGAGGTTCTTATGCTGCATATTTAGATGTATCTCATCCGGAGATAGAAGAGTTTTTAAATATGAGAAAAGAATCAGGTGGAGATATAAATAGAAAATGTTTAAATTTACATAATGGTGTAAACATCACTAACGATTTTTTAAAAGCTATAAAAAATGATGAAGATTGGAGATTGATTGACCCTAAAACAAATAAACCTGTTAAGACTATTAATGCTCGTTCTTTATGGTGGCAACTCATAAATGCTAGAGCAGAAACAGGAGAACCATATTTAATAAACATAGATACTTGTAATGAACATTTACCAAAAAGTCAAAAAGATTTAGGCTTAGAAATAAAACAAAGTAATTTATGTTCTGAAATAACACTAGCTACCAATGAAGAAAGAACAGCAGTTTGTTGTTTGTCTAGTGTAAATTTAGAAAAGTTTGATGAATGGAAAGATAATAAACTTTTTATATCAGACTTAATAACTATGTTGGATAATGTCATTCAACATTTTATAGAAAACATTGTAGACATAGAAGAACTAGGAGAATATAATGCCAACTACAAAAGATTTACAAACTACATCAAAGAGGAAAAAGAGGGTTATCAAAAAGCAGCCTTCTCAGCATACAGAGAAAGGTCAATCGGTCTTGGAGCAATGGGTTTTCATGCCTATCTACAATCTAAAAATGTACCTTTCGAGGGTATGGAAGCAACAGGGATTAACTACAGACTATTTAAACACATTAACAGTAAAGCTACTAAAGCAACTCAAAACTTGGCAGACCTTCGTGGTTCATGCCCTGATGCAGGTTCTGTTCATGTTAGGAATGTCCATCTTATCGCTGTTGCTCCTAATGCCTCTTCTAGTATTATTTGTGGTGGGACATCTCCTTCGATTGAGCCATATCGTGCTAACATATATACACACAAAACTTTATCAGGTACTTATCAAGTTAAAAATAAATATTTAGACACAGTTATAAATAAAAAGAAACTTTCTAAAAAGAAGAAAGAAAAACTCTGGAAAGAAATATCTGCAAATGAAGGCTCAATACAGAGCATAGATATTTTTACAGATAATGAAAAAGAAATATTTAAAACAGCAAGTGAAATAAATCAGATATGGGTTGTTGAACATGCTTACAAACGACAAGAGTTTATATGTCAAGCTCAAAGTGTAAATCTATTTTTTGATTTACCAAGTGCTACAGCTGACCAAGATGTGCATAATGAATACATACAATACATAAATGATGTTCATTGGTATGGTATGCATAAGTTAAAATCATTGTATTACTTTAGGTCTAATGCTGCAAGGTCTACAGAAAATGTAAATATTAAAGTACCTCGTATTAAATTAGATGAGGTTGAATGTATAAGTTGTGAGGGATAATGGCAGCTAAGTGGAGTACAACAAATAGCCACACACCAGTTACAGGTGTTAGAGGTAAGAAAACAAGTCAAGGTAGAAGAAATTTAGCAACTTCTACCATGAATAAAAATTATAGAAGAAGTTTTAAAAAATATAGAGGACAAGGATGAAAAATAAAATATTACAATTTATATTTTGGATTGATGAGTGTTGGAAGTTAGTTATGGATAATAGATATAATCCATTAAAATACATTCCTGAACCATCTATTCAAGCCTATTTTACTTTAATATTATTTACAATATGGTCTTTCTTTTTTGGATTAGTAGCAACTTATTATTTAGGTTGGTATGGTTATAATAGTATTCTATCTTTTGTTATACATTGCTCTATTATAATACCTTTACTTTTTACAAGAGCAATATTTTTAGATGCTGAAAGAGATGGACATACATGGTATGTAAATTTAAAAAGCGATACAGAGAGAAGAAGATTTTGGAATAGAATATCTAAACCTAACTATGAAAAAAGAGCTAAATGGGACTTAGATAAAGAAGCATGAACGATTTAAAATTTATAGTATTAATAATAACATTCTTAATATCTATTATGTATTATGTTACAACTAATCTTGAATATAAAGGATATAGTAGAGTACAAGGATGTTATGATGAGTGCTATACTGATTATCTTAAAGAATATGGTTCTTTACTAAAACAATTAGAAGAAAAAAATGAACAAGCATTAGCAGACCCCTACTCAAGCATTAGAGGTTTGTGGGGTGGTTGTGCTGCTTGTCATGGACAAAATGGACAAGGAGTAGGAGCTTTCCCATCTTTAATTGGTAAAGATGAGGCTTATATTATTGAAGCATTAACACAGTATAGGAACAAAGAAACTAGAGGAGGAATGAGTTCTACAATGTGGAGTCAAGCTAGTATTTTATCTGATGCAGATATAAACACTTTAGCTGACTTTATAGAAAATGAATTAGAATAATATGGATGATTTTAGAAACATAAGTATTGATGTTTTAATACAATACTTTACAGGACAATTACACAAACATAGAATGAATGTAGAAAACTATCTACAGAAAAGTGTCGGAGTAGGAGAGCATTCTGATATTATGGAAACTATGGAAAAAGAACTTGGATATATGGCAGACTACCATGACAAGCTTGAAGTTTTAAACACATATTTTATACAGGAGGATGAATGAGTTTATTAACAACTAGAGAATACTACAAACCTTTTGAATATCCTTGGATGTTCGATTACTACTTTTTACAAAATCAAATGCATTGGATGCCTGAGTCTGTACCTTTACATACAGATGTAAAAGATTGGCAAGACTTATCAGACAATGAAAAAAATCTACTGACACAAATATTTAGATTATTTACACAGTCAGATGTAGATGTTGGTGCAGGATATATAGATAAGTATATGCCTATATTCAAAAAACCAGAAGCCAGAATGATGATGAGTTCTTTTGCTAATATGGAATCAATACATCAACATGCATATTCTTTACTATTAGATACAGTAGGTATGCCAGATGTTGAGTATAAAGCTTTTGCTGATTATGAAGAGATGGCTGATAAACATGATTATGTTGGTAACTTTAAACCTAAGAAAGCTAAAAGAGAAACTATTGCTAAAACTTTAGCAGTTTACTCTGCATTTACAGAAGGACTACAATTATTTAGTAGCTTTGCAATACTGTTAAACTTTCCTAGATTTGGTAAGATGAAAGGTATGGGACAGATTGTAACATATTCTATTCGTGATGAGTCAATGCATGTTGAAGCTATGACTAAATTATTTAGAGAGTTTATTCAAGAAAACATAGAGATATGGACAGATGATTTTAAGAAAGAGCTTTACGACATTTGTAGACAAATGGTTGAACTCGAAGATAAGTTTTTAGATTTAGTATTTGAAATGGGCGACATTGAAGGACTCACTAAACAAGATATGTTGCAATACAACAGATACATTGCAGATAGAAGATTATTACAGCTAGGGTTAAAACCTAACTATAATCAAAAAGATAACCCTCTACCTTGGCTAGATGAAGTTATGGGCATAGAGCATCAAAACTTTTTTGAAGGTAGGGCAACTACTTACATGAAAGCAGGATTAAGAGGTAAACAAGATTTAGTAACTTTTTCTAATATTGAAAACAATGAGTAAACAAAAATTTGACAACAAAGAATTACTAAATTCTAAAAGAATATTTAAGTCAGCGACACCTAAAGGAGATATATCATGGTATATTAAATGGATGGGTAGTATATTAATATTAGTTGCTATGTCCATGCGAGGAGTAGATGGTATGATTTATACCGACTTGTTATTATCTATAACAGGAGTTACTGCATGGTTAGTTGTTGGCTTAATGTGGAAAGATAGAGCATTAATAATATTAAATGCTGTCGGTTTATCTTTATTAATTAATAATTTAATAAATCAACTTATATAAAATGGATAATAACCAAGAAGCAAACATTTTATCTTACAAAATATTGTTTGACACCTCTGGAAAATTAGTTAGAGAAATATCAGGATTGCCTTATGAACATGCTGATAAAGTTTTTTCTGGACATGATTTAAGAGTTATTCAAACAATAATTAGAGAAGGTAGAACTAAAATAGATAAAATACATCATCAGATAGAAAATGAGATAAATGCTTTAAAAAATTAACTTTTTTTAAAAATTGACCTCATAGAATCGTTTCTAAGACATTCTTTTACTATTAGGAATAGTAGGAGTCGAATATCTTATGATTTTTGTTAGACAGCCTCTGAGAGCCTGAGAGAAAGAATTGCCCTCTTTCGAGGGCTTTTGGATTAAGAAACCTTAATTTTAATAGGTTTTTTATCTTCAGGTATAATTTTTTCTAAAACTATAGAAAGTAATCCATTTTTTAGTGAAGCTTTATTAACAACAATATCTTCTGCTAAATTAAAACTTCTTCTAAATGAACGATTAGCTAGACCTTTATGGACAGCCATATCATTATCATCATTTTTCTTTTCGTAAGAAATAGTCAATACCCTTTCTTTTAATTCAATATCAATATCTTTGGAAGACAAACCTGCCATTGCCATTTCTATTGTATATATTTCACCATCCCTATAAAGATTATAAGGTGGATAAGAACTATTAGATTCTCTATCTAAATTTTGTAACTTAGATAGCTCATTGAATAACGAATCAAACCCAATTAAGGATTTGCTAAAAGATGGATGTGTTAAATCCAAAAGAAATTTACTTGTCATATTTTACTCCTTATTAAGCAAGTTAAATTATGCAATATGCTTTTTGCCCTATTGCTCTTTTTATTATACTGTTATTTTACAAATTTGTCAAGCTGACAACGCAATTAACATACCTACAAATACAAGGCATAAAAGTGTTATCTCAAGTTTTTCTCTGCAATCATCCATTATCTAAAGTGTGAAAAAAATATATAGTAAAATACAAGTATAAGTTTACCAATAAACCATCCTAATAAAAAACAGAAAGATACTAGAAAGGCTAGTACAACCTTTTTAAAATCATCCATTATCTTCTTACTAGGCTACCACCAAAATACATTCCTATAATCGCTGATACTAGGTTTGTATCTAGTTGTGTTATTACTAAACCTTTAAAAGTTACCCACTTGAATACTTCCTCGTCACTGGTAAAGAACCAGAATCCGGGTCTGAACTCTGTATATCCTACAGTAACTGAAACTTCTGGGTAATATACTGCTACGAGTTTTGGGAAAACTACTATAGCAAAAACAGAAACTAAAGCTATGATTCGTCTTGTCCATTGAAAGCCTTGGCTCTTAACATTACGAGCTGCATCAATAGCTTTTAG